CTTACTTCATAGCTTGTGACTTGGCTGGATTTGAGGAAGTTGCCAAACAAGCGGCTAATTCCAAGAAAAGGCTAGACCAGACTGCCATTGCTGTGGTTAAGGTGACTGATGATGGCAAATGGTTTGTCAAAGAGATTGCTTTTGGTCGTTGGGACATCAGAGAGACTGCTGCTACGATTCTGTTAAAGATGAGGGAATATCGACCTTTGAGCGTTGGAATTGAGCGTGGAGCATTAAAAAACGCTGTTTTGCCGTATTTGAGTGACCTAATGCGGAAAAATAATGTATATTCGCACATAGTTGACTTAACGCATGGCAACAGGAAAAAGACTGACAGGATTATCTGGAGTCTCCAAGGAAGGTTTGAGCATGGGCGTATTGTGCTGAACTCTGAGGAAGATTGGGATGAATTCAAAGATCAACTCTTGATGTTTCCCGCCCAAGGTGTTCACGATGACCTTCCCGATGCTCTTTCCTACATTGACCAACTGGCTGTGACCTCATACTTTGTTGATGACCAAGAAGATGAGTGGGAGCCTCTAGATATTATTTCGGGGATATAAATGGCAGATCAGATTAGAGCAACTCCGAGAAGTCCCATACTGGGGCTGTTCTCTGACCTTGTGAATCTGCCTTTGCAATACATGAGTTCGCCTGAGAGGACTCAGCAATCTCAAGGTGCTGCACAGTTCCTTTACGGCACTGGTATACCTAAGACTCTTGAGCGTATCTCTTATGGTGACTCATTGTTTTCAGGTGCTGGTGGTTTGGGCGGTACTACCCGTATGCGCCCTGAGACTACTGAAGCACTGATGACTGTTGCGCCATTTGCAAAGCCAGCAGCGGTGATGGCTAATCAAGCTGCAATGACTGCTGGTCGTGCTGGTGCTAGATATGCTGAGAGGGTTGTGCCTCAAGTCATGCAGCGTGGTGGTTTGCCAGCGCAGTTGCTTGGGGATATAAGCCAAGGCAGTAGAAGCCAAATCTTTATTGGTGAAAAGGCAAGGACTTGGAACAAAACAAATGCTGAACAGTTTTTAAAGCTAGAGGAATCTGGCGTTGACCCTGTTGATGCTTGGAGACAGACGGGGACATTTAGAAGTCCTGATGGCAAGTTAAGGCAAGAAATTAGTGATGCCTCTGCTGTTGCGAGATATGATTCTCCACCAGATCGAATTGCAAGAGAACTTGATTTGACTGCTCAATTGTCTTATGGCAAGCCATATCAAGAATTGGATAGGGTTACAAAGAATAAAATTCAAAAGGAAGTCAATGACTTTCAGTCTTCATTAAATCAAAACTTAACTTATGAAGATTTGTATCGTGCTTATCCAGACTTAGCAAAAATTGAATCAACTGCTGAATTTTCAAATATTCCAAGAGGCAGATACGAACAGACCAGAGTTTCTAGCATTGGTGCTGGTAATGTTCCAGTAAATGAAAGAATTGTTGGGCAAAGAATAACATCACAAGCACCTAATGAAGAAGAATTAAAAAGTGTTTTACTGCATGAAGCCCAACATATAATTCAAAATAGAGAGAATTTTGCCAAGGGTGGTAGCGCTGAGTTTTTTAAAGCTAACGATATTTTCAGCACAGAGGCACTTGAAGATGCGGCAATCATTGACAAATTGATGAGAGGTGCAAACCTTAATCAATTAGAAGCAAAACAAAGATTTGAGAGATTATTTGATAGAAGTCCAGAATCGGGTGCATTCGCTGCTTTAGAAAGAGTTGGAACTGGAAAAACATTAGATGCCGCAGCAGCTTCATCTAGAGGTGCAAGTGACCCATATAGGGCGTATAGAAATTTAGCCGGCGAGGTTGAAGCAAGAGCAGTGCAAAGCCGCATGAATATGACTCCAGAGCAACGACTTGAGACATACCCAATACAATCCTATGATGTCCCTGTAAATCAACTGATTTACGCAGACCCATTTGGAAATACAATAAGGTAACACTATGGCAACAGACAAAGAAGTCAAGTTAGAACAGAACGAGTTTTATGAGCCTACTGAGGCTGATAAAGAGTTGACCGATTTCATTACCAGCCATTGTGATAAGTGGAGAGATTGGCGAGATACTAACTTTCTTCCTGATTATTTAGAGTATGAGCGCATCTTCCGTGGTCAGTGGGCTTCTGAAGACAAGACCCGTGAATCTGAGCGTAGCCGCATAGTTACCCCTGCTACCCAACAAGCTGTAGAGACTCGCCATGCTGAGATCATGGAAGCTATCTTTGGTCAAGGGGACTTCTTTGATATTGAAGATGACATTAAGGATTTGAACGGCAACCCAATTGATGTTGAGCAAATCAAGAATCAGTTGATGGAAGACTTCAAGAAAGACAAGATTCGTAAAGCCATTGACCAGATTGAGTTAATGGCAGAAATCTATGGTACTGGCATTGGCGAGATCATTGTCAAGACCGAAAAAGAATATGTACCTTCTACTCAGCCTATCCCTAATCAGATGGGTCAAGCAGCTATTGGCGTGATGGAGAAAGAACGCATTGCTGTCAAGATCATGCCTATCAATCCCAAGAACTTCTTGTTTGACCCTAATGGGACAAGCATTGATGACTGTATGGGTGTTGCTATTGAGAAGTATGTCTCTATCCACAAGGTTGTCGAGGGGATTGAGAAAGGTATCTACCGCAAGGTAAACATCACGCCTACCTATGAAGATACTGACTTAGAGCCAACCCAAGAGATTAGCCAGTACCAAGATGAGAAGGTTCTGTTGTTGACATACTACGGATTAGTACCCCGTGAGTATTTAAACAACATGGAAGAAAACAAAGACATTGTTGAGTTGTTCCCTGAGAATTCAGCGGCAGAAGACTACTCAGACATGGTAGAAGCCATTGTCGTAATTGCCAACGATGGTATGTTGCTCAAGGCTGAAGAAAACCCATACATGATGAAAGATCGGCCTGTCCTGAGTTATCAGGATGACACAGTGCCGAACCGCTTATTGGGGCGAGGTACAGTGGAAAAAGCCTTCAATATGCAGAAAGCTATTGATGCTCAGACTAGGGCTCACTTGGATTCACTCGCTTTGACCACTGCCCCAATGGTTGCTATGGATGCTACACGTTTGCCCCGTGGCATGAAGTTTGAGATTAAGGCTGGTAAAGCCATTCTCACCAATGGCAACCCCAATGAAATCCTGTATCCATTCAAGTTTGGTCAGACTGACTCAAACAATCTAGCAACTGCCAAAGACTTTGAGCGAATGTTGCTACAAGCTACTGGTACGCTTGACTCTAACGGGATGGTTTCACAAGCTACCCGTGATGGGGGTGGTATGTCAATGGCGGTTGCTTCTATCATTAAGAAGTACAAGCGTACATTAGTCAACTTTCAAGAAGATTTCCTTGTGCCTTTCATCAAGAAGGCGGCTTTCAGGTTCATGCAATTCGATCCAGAGCGTTATCCTTCTGTTGATATGAACTTCATCCCTACAGCTACCCTTGGAATCATTGCTCGTGAGTACGAACAACAGCAATTTATCGGTTTGTTGCAGACTCTTGGCCCAAATACACCTGTTTTGCCTGTGATTCTCAAAGGAATTATTGCTAATTCAAGTTTGAGCAATAGATTTGAGATGATGGCGGCTTTGGATGAGATGAGTAAGCCTAATCCTGAAGCACAGCAGATGCAACAGATGCAACAAGAGTTGGCAATGCAGACTGCACAGGCTAATATTGCTGTTCAGACAAGTCAAGCCGAGCAAAACAAAGCAGAAGCTATCAAATTGTCAGTTGAGGCTCAGTTATTGCCACAAGAAGTACAGGCAAAAAACATGGCAGCGATGACTAAGAACCTTCCCAATGAAGATGACCAAGCATCTAGAGAGTTTGACAAGCGGGTTCGTATTGCCGAGTTGATGCTCAAGGAAGCAGACATTAAAAACAAGTCTAAAATTGTCGAGTTACAGATGAATAATGCTAAAAGCACTGTAGTGGACATGGAAAACGAGTTTTTACAAAACTTAAATCAGGAGTTGGCAAATGGCAATAGATAAAATCTTCAATGATGGGAATGTAGATGGCATTGCAGATAATATCTTTAATGCGGTAAACAACTCTGTGTCAGAAGTTAAGCAAATGCAGCAGCGTAAGGCGGCTGAGAATGCTCAAATGGTTGTCCAATCTCTGAAGAAGATTGACACAGACATTCGGA